TATGAAGGGATTAATTATCGCACTCAACACTAACTACACTCCTGAAACTGATACTCTTTTTTACGGAAGAAGCAATGGAGCATACAGAATCGCAACACTGTTAAGGGATAGAGGTCATAGAGTAGAAGTACTTGATTTCTTCAACTTTTGGACTGATGAACAATTGTTAGAGTATATAAATATTTTTCAAAAAGAAGAGGGTATCATTGATTACGTAGGTATAGGGTATACGTTTTCTAGTATCGATATTACAAAATTAAATCGTATTATGGCGATGATCAAAGAGAACAATCCAAATTGTAGATTTTTTGCAGGCGGTTACGGTGTGTTTGCCGGCACTTCTACTTTTCACCAAAATGACCACTCTGATTTAGTGACATTATATTTAAGGGGTTTTGCGGATGGGGCCATTGAAGACTTAGAAAAATGGATAGAGACTGGTCGTTGGAATCTATTAACAAAAAATTCTTTACCTAATACCAGCGGTGTAATGAAAACAACAGTTGACTGCAACGAACATTATAAAAATTTTGACTTAAAAAGACTGCGCAATACATATGTACCCAGTGATAATATAGGTCCAGATGAACCGTTAATTCTAGAAACCTGCAGGGGTTGTATTTTCAAATGCAAGTTCTGTTCATTTGAACTAATAGGAAAGAAAAAGTCTGATAACTATATCAGACTTAAAGAAGATATCTTAGAAGAAATAGTTGACAACTACAAAAAATGGGGAACTCATAAGTATATAATTGCAGATGATACGTTTAATGATAACCCGACAAAGATAGATATGATGTATGAAATATCGCAGGAAGTTGACTTTGATTTAGAATTTTGGGCATTTTTGCGAGCAGATTTACTTCACAGTAGACCGGACGAGTTAGAGAAAATGGTTGCGTTTGGATTAAAGAGTGTGATATTAGGTATAGAAACATTACATCCACCGACTGGAATGGCAATAGGAAAAGGGTTCTCGGGTGATAAACTAAAAAATTTATTACTATCAGTTAGAAAAAGATCCCCTGACTTAAAAATTACCGGAACATTCATTGTGGGACTTCCGCATGAGTCAATTGACACATTCAGAGAAAACATTAAATGGGCGTTTGAAAGTGGCGTGTTTGATAACATCAGTGTAAATCAATTAGCAATTCCCTTAAAGGGAATAGCCAATAATCATCCGTTTAGTGAATTTTCACACCGGTGGCCTGACTACGGTTATAGACCAATGTCGCCCGAGTCAATTGATCATTGGAACAAACAACTATCATTGAATTCATTATTAAATCATCGATTTGACTGGAAGCTAGATGGTCATCAATATCTATTGTGGGAAAATGAACACATGAATATGTTTCAAGCGGTTGAAGCAATGTATGAAGTATTATCAAAACACTATCAGATGAACAAATGCGACTCTACGTTAACGTGTTTTTCAAACAGCTTTAATGGCCCCACAGTGTACGACAAAGATTCTTATAAAAACAAAATGCCAGCTTTGCGCAATCTTATTGATAAATATATTATAAAAAAAATGCAATACAAATGAATACCTTTTACGAATACGTTGATTTTCCTAAAGTTCCTAAGGAACTAATAGAAGCTCCTGAGGTCATTTTTAAAAAACCTCCTATGACTTTAAAAATTCAACTAGACAGTCCAAACGATCCTGCAAAACGAAAACATTGGCCAGTGGCTATCAGTGATCATTTATATACCTGGTTAAAAGATAATATTTTTAAAGAAGAAATTCTAGTTTGGTATACTGTTTCGTCCGGTGAATTAGAAGCTCATAAAGATGTGCGGCAATATTGTTACAATTATATTTTGGTAACAGGCGGCGATGATGTGGTTACATATAAAAAACAAAATGATAAGATAGTTGAATATGTCAAGTTTGAACCTAAGCGTTGGCTCAAACTTGATAATCACGTACTACACGGAACATTTGGAGAGTTTAAAAACGGTCCTAGAATATTACTGCAAATAACACCCATAGAATCGTACTCTCATTTAGACAGGGACGTTTTTCAAAGATCAATCGGTTACAAAACAGTATGACTGCGCGGCTCTATGTTAATTAAATTTTGCAAGTCTAGTTGACCATGGGTGTCGATTATCAAATGCAAGCGGTTCTCTGTACTATTATTTTCTACCCGGTGTTTAATTCCGCTATTAAAAAAATAAATTGATCCGTCAGCTGGTATATTGAATCGGTAGTCTTGATTCTTATGAGTAAATCCCATTATAACATCATCGTTAGTTATCAACGGAATATGATATCTAGTAATGTATGAAGGGTCATAATCTACGTGCGGTTTAATATTAAACCCCGCAGTCAAATATGCTAGTCTTACCCTAGTGATAGTAGACTTAAACATATTTAATATATCAGCGAATGGTCCGACCGCATATTTGTTTCTCACCCCATAATTCAATTCATCTGCTTCGGGTAAATAACGGGAGTCCTTAGGATCCAATCGTTTTGTACGTTCAAATATATTCGTTCCGTGAAGGCTGACTTTGTTGCTAGCTTTTGATTCGTCAAAGTCAGTCAAATATAGTTGCTTGTACAGTTCCCCTTCCATAATTGGTGATTCAGATTCAGTAAAAAAGTTAGTCTTACAAAATTCATTACTCACAACAAATGCCTGGTGCTTACTTGATGCACTATATTTAATGTCATTATAAAGTGCAGGATCTAATAAATTATTGTTTTGGCAATGAGCTAACACCGTCGAAACATCTATTTTAAGATTACCTAGTTTAGCCACAAGGGGAAGTTGTTTTCTATTTAACATGACATTATTTATATATTATAGGTATAATCAAATTAGTAAACTCAGTGTCAAACACAGTTCCTTTAGGAATATCTCCAAAGTCGTGATTGTCAAAACAAGTAGTATTAGCTAGTCCTATTAGGTATTCAATTCCATTTTTATCATTGTGGTGTCTTTTATACTCGTAGTTTTTGCTTGCATATTTTCTACTAACATCTATACCTTGTTGAGTTTCACCATCACGCTTTAAATACATAAAATAACTGTGTTTTATTGTATGAGTATAATCGTATATGGCACAGTTCATGATGCAATCTTTTAAACCCATATATGTTTTAAGAGCAAACATTCTATCTGCTAAAGTTGACTTATCTTCTTCTAAAAATTTACCTTCTGGGTACGTTTTTTTATTAGTATACCATTCTTTAACATAGATACCGTTGTCATTTACTTTATTTGTCCACCAACTTGGCATTGCAAATGCGATTCCGTTTTTCTTTGTGTGGCGCATTGCATCTTTAAAAACTTCCTTGACTTGACCAGTATCATATAAACAATCTGACATTTTTGAATATTCTTCAAACCCGGGCAAGTGAAAGGTATATCTTAGTATGTTATCCCCTTCATATCCCCAAGTAATTTCACAATCACTTGTAAATTCTTTAGTTGCGTCTTTCATTCTATCTAGCCACGTAGGGTCTAATTCATTGTGAAAGGGCACATTAGAATTTGGTCTAATAAAAATTTGTGAGCGTTGCATTAAGTATTTCATAATAATTCAGTAATCCATTTCTTTCCAAGTTTCTGTTCAATCTCGATCCCATCAAATACCATAAAAGCATATAAATGATTTTTATAATCTATATAGTGCGGTGAGCGTGACCCATCAAACATTATTGACATGATTTTTCCGTCTTTGGGCAATTTAAATGATGTGTACTCAATGTCAAGTTGTTTAATTCTTTTGTAATCTACGTAATATCTAGGTGGAAACAAATCTTGTTGACTATTGTACCAAAAGCCAACACTGTCTTCACATTGGTCATCAATGTATAATGGTACTGCAAAAGACCAAACGTTACAACCATCGCCATTCAGCAAACTATGCAAGTGCTTAACCCCAATCTCTGCCCCCGTAATATTAGTGCTGAAAGTTATAAAACTGTTCTTGACTCCGGTGGTATTTTCTGAGACATAATCATTCACCCATTCAAACTTTTCTTTTATTAGACTATAGACTGTTGAGTTTTTAAACACATCATCAAAACTATCAATATTTGGAATAGTGTGAGGTGCATGTTTTGTAGGGTAACTTAGTATGTTAGGTTGTTCGCTGTTGTCAAGAGCTTCACGGTTGTGCTCCTCAATCGCCTTATTGTTTTTAATAAAATGCGATCTGGGAGTGAACTCTTTAAACGCATGAAGAAGTTCTGGTCTGATTGCCATAAAATCTTCATAGCATAGCAGTTCTCTGTTGTATTCTTTCATTGTAATAATGCCTTTTTTACTGTGCTTGCAATCAAATTAGCTTCATCATCTGACAAGTCACTTCTACAGGGAATATGAAGAATCTTATTAAAGTAACTTTCACTTGTTTTCTTATACATAGAAGCCCCATCAAATGAACTAAATGCATCATTGAAGTAGACTGGTCTGTGGCTTGAATAAGACTTTATATTATTCTCGTCAAGTTGTTTCATGATTTCGTGTTTTGACTCGCTGAGGATAACAAACGTTTGATGATTTCCATTTAAGTTTAATCTTGCATCTTGCATTGAACCAAACTCGCTATCATAGAATTTTGCAATGTCTCTTGCTCTTTCAATAGTTTGCTCAAGTGTCCTCATCTTGTTTGATATCATTGCAGCATTGAGTGCAGTGTTTGATAACTTTAGCTCGGGTTCTAACACATTGAAAGACCCATATCCATATTGTCCGTCAACATTCACTAAACCACAGTATCGTTGACCTCGATACCAATCAGCATCTTCTCCGAAAATCATTCCGCCTTCGCCTGCAGTTAAGGGCTTACCGTAACTAAAACTTATCACGCTTGTATTTTTAGTTGCTGAAACTACGCACGAGCCATCGTCACGCTTCATACCAAAAGCAGGGGCAGCATCTTCAATTACCACTACATCATTGAACGTACTAACATCAACACACCGGTTGTTAATGTGACTGGGTACAATCGCACGAACCTTATAAGTCTCTAACAGTTCATGCACACTTGACACATCCATCAAGCCGTACTGATCAACTCTAGAATATAAAGGAATTCCACCTGCTTTGACAATTGCACTTGCAAGACCAAAAAAGGTAATAGGAGGAATGATGACATACTCTCCTTGTAAGTTTAATCTTTTAAGTGCTAGATAGATACCGTTCGTACAACTACTTATAAAAACACTATCACGTGAAGTTTTCCTAGTAAAACGTTCTTCCAATGATTTGATATGTCTACTGTTTATTCCACCGAGAGTATCACTAGACTCAAACATACGAGCTAGACTTATCAACTCTTTCTTTATATCACCGATTGAATAAATTTGTGTTGTCATGTTCTCATGAGTTTAATTAAATAATACCCGATATCAATCTCATACCAGCGTTCACCTATATTTGGTCTAGACTGGAATCGATGATGATTATTGTGCCAACCCTCACCCCACATCACTATACCCAATAACGGATTATTGGTACTTTTGTCCGGGACGTTGTACCTGCGATATCCCAGTAACGTAGTGTGGCAAGCAGTATTGATTAAACTTCCTGCGTTCCAGAGAACGACTGCAGGAACAATATATAAAGTCATTAATGCCCATGTTCCGCCCAATAAAAACATCAACAAGGCCCATGCTAAGTTGATATGTAGATAGTACCTATGAAATATCTGATGTCCCTTATCAGCAATTACAGGACTTCTACGAATATTGATAGCACTGAACATTGACAAAAATTGTGCCCAAACGTAACCAAGAATTCTTGGGCTGTGCGGGTCACCTATCTTATCAGCGTTTCCATGATGTTGTCGATGGGCAGCCGTCCATGTGATTGAACTTCCAGTTAGTCCTACAGTTGCACAGAATGTACCAAAGTACTCAAAAAATTTATTAGTCTTGAAACTCTTGTGAGTTAGTAATCGATGGTAAGTAACGCTCATACCCACACACCCTGTAAAGAAGTATACAAGCAACACTAGTAAGAAATCGGTTAAGCTAGGCGATGAGAACAACCAAATTACTGCTAATATGTGTGCAATTAGTTGTAATACAAAAAGTTTTTTAGCAGTTAGATGCATAGCATGTCCTTCCAAGTATTTATCAGGATGAAAACGTATTTTATAAATACCCATATGAACTACGATGCATTCAGTCACGGCCAAATTAAAAGTAAACTATGGTTATGTGAAGAACTTGAAAAGCACATTCCGGCTAATAGCAATGTCAAAATATTAGGAAGCTGGTATAACGTACTCGCTTTTATGTTACTAACTAGGAACTCAACCAACTATAATTCAATTGAAGGAGTTGATATTGACCCTGAGGTAAAAGAAATTGCGGATAAGATTTGCAACTATTGGTTATTTGAGAGTCAAATAGTTAGCAACATAATTGGTGATTCGAATAATGTTTCATATGAAGGTACTGAAGTTGTAATTAACTGTAGTCCCGAGCATATGAAAGATACTTCTTGGTACAAAAAAGTGCCTGACGGAACTTTAATGTGTATTCAATCGATTAATATATCTGATCCCTTATACCCCTGGTTCATCACAACTCCGCATTACAGTGTTGATGACATGAAATCAAAATACCCTATGAGTAGTATTAACTACTGTGGTCAAATAAGAATCGACTACGGTTCATGGGGTTATGATAGATATATGCTTATCGGTATCAAATAGCGATCTTGCCGATTGCGTTAATAGTAGCCGCAATCTTACCTATATGGTGCAACTGTTGAACAGTCATACCCTCTTTCTTTAGTGCTTCATAATGGCTCTTGACACAGAAGTGGCATTTGCCGATTATACTTGCGGCTAGGGAGTACATCTCGAACTTTACTTTAGTAACTCCACCGTGTGTTGCGTATGCGTTCATACGTAGACCTGCTGGCAATCCTTTTAATGCTGGGTCATCACACATTTCAACAAATGGATACCAAATGTTGTTCTGACCCATTAATGCGGCTGCTGTCTTTGCGGCTTCACGTGATTTTTCATCTGCAAACAGCGGACTGTTCATTTCAATTTCAAATGCTAGACCACCGTTACCTGATGCAAGTGCTGCTACATATGCTATTGCATGAGTATCTACGGGGTCCAATGGACTACGATTGATAACTGCATCAACATTTAATTTAATATCTTTTGCGTGATCCGGAATACTTTCTTTCACGCTATCTACCCAATTTCCACCAATGGTGATCGGTGCTACTGTTTCCATGTTATTCTCCTTTATGTTGCAAGCTTTCTAGTGTTTTTGACATGTCTGCACATGTGTACGATTGATAACTGTCTCGTAATTTCTCTGGCATAGGAATATATTCTATGGCTTCTTTAGGTGCAATACTTAATGCAACATCTAAAAAACTTTTGGGGTTTCCTGTGCCTACATTCCAGACTCCTGACTCTTTAACTTCAAAGAAGTCTATGTGTGTTTGACATACTTTCTCTACAGGCACAAAGTCTCTTAGATAGTTCTCACTATTTTCAAACAATTTAATCTTGCCCGTTTCACGATACTGTTTAGCAAATGTATGATAAGGACTAGCTTGATCCTCTTTGTGATCTTCGTTAGAGCCGTGTACATTAAAATACCTGAAGCCCTGTATACGAATACCTTTAAGCGACTTTGGCTCTAAGTTACTAACATGACGTTCAAACAAATACTTTGTCCATGCATAGGGGTTTCTTGGGTCTACAGGTTGGTCTTCTTTGAAGTTTTCTTTGCGCATTCCATATACACTGGCACTACTAGAATACTGTAAGTCAACACCATGTTTTATGCATTGATTCAATAACCATACACTGAAGTCAACATTTTGATGCATAATCTTTTCAATGTTGCGTTCGGTTGTGCTACTGTTTGCGCCCATATGAATTACCCAATCATGCCCCTCAATTTCAGGAAGTGTCTCGCCCCATTCAAATGTAGTTACATTATGTTCTCGTAATGCGTTGAGCATATTAAATCCGATGAATCCTTTGTAACCTGTTAACAATATTTTCATTTGAAGAAATCCTCTGAATTGATGGCCTTGTCATCTACCCATACGTCATAGGGAGGTTTGCCCATACGAATTTCATCATACTTGCAACCCCAAGATGCTAGTTGACTGTGTGTTTTATCTGTCCAATCTTTACCACTATTGCCGCCACGTGCTGTCCAATAAATGACTTTGTTGCCTTGCTTGTACAACTCATTTATTTTTTCAATGCGGTCAAACATTGGCTTGCTGTTAGCATAATCGCTATTCTCAGAGATACATATGGTATTGTCTATATCAATCATGTATGTCTTTATCATTTCTGACTATCCCCTTTTCTTACTCTATAATTGTCTTCTACGCTGTCAGGTGTAGAGACTTCTATTATAACACCTTCTTCTAAACAAATCACTTGATGAGGGAACAATGGCTTGTTACGCCACACGTCATTAGTTTCTAAAATTTCTTCATGCTCGGATGCATTTGTTGTGTCTATCCAAATTACTTTAAACTTGCCATTAAGTACAAACCAAGTTTCATCTTTATCTTTGTGAAAATGCATACTGAATTTAGCATCTTTGTTGAACTTGAGCACTTTGCCACAATACAAATCATTTGTAGCAAAAATAAACTCATGGCCCCAGCCCTTTTCTACAAAACCTTCTAATCTACTCATGGTATTAACTCCTCTATATTCGGGGCATATACACCAACATGTTGAACGGTGATCCCAGCAGCTTTGTTTGCAAATACGATTGATTTACGAATGTCTTTTGTGTCTAGGTACCTGTATACAAGTGCTGATAAAAATGTATCTCCGGCGCCACATACATCAATAACATTATCAGTAAGATCAGGGGTAATAGTATGACCCATGTACTCTGCACCCTTCTCACCCTTAGTAACGATCAACCATTGATCTTCGGGTAGAGTTTTAGCTATGTTCTTTTCTAACTGATTGATTTTGATATAGCATCCATTGAATCTAGCTAAGTCTGTTTTCTTAGTGTCGATAAAGATAGGACCTTTAAACTCATTACGCAGCCATTCAATCAGTGTCGATGGTACAGTGCCTTTATTGTAGTCACTGACTACTACAGCGTCATATGAATTAAGCTCGGAAGTATCAATGAAAGAACCTAAGATTGGGGTGCATTTAGCATCATTGTCTATACGGATCAAGTGTTGTTTGCTACGCTCATCTATTAGTCTTTTCTTTTCGCTACTTTCAGTATGATGGAACTTAACTTGACAGCCCAACGCTTCTAAGTTTCTAGCTACATTACCCGCCATGCCTTCTAACACTATCTCATTGTTAGGTTGAAATATAGGAACTGGTGCTTCGGGGCTTAGTCTAGTAACTACACCGTATATATAAGTGTCTTTACAATTATCCCCGATTAATAATATGTTGAATTTTCTTAGTGCTGGAGTATTCATCTATTCTCTCAAATAAAACAACGGTAACGAATTCTTTACCTATAATTGGCAATGTTTTATAATCGCCGCCCTTGACCATGATATCACAGGTCTTTATTATATTAATCAAATCTTCATCAGTGTCAAAAATTTCTACACTATCAACAGCTTTAAGATTCTCCAACATAACTCTACGTTCCACAACATTATTGATGGGTCTTGATGATCCTTTGAGTTTACGAACTCGTTCATCTGAATCAATCGCTACAACTAGGTGGTTGCCCAATGATTTAGCAAAATTTAACATAGCTAAATGACCTAAATGAAGTACATCAAAAGTACCATTAACAAATATACGCTTCATTTGCAATCGTAAAAGTTCATTTTGTCTGTTCTCCTAACATTTTGTAACCTCGACCTGTAGGGTGTACCCCGTCAGCACTCATATGATTCTTTGGCCTAGGCAATACTGTATCACCATATTCTTTAGCAATGCGAATAATTGCATCGTGTGGAATAGGTTTACGGTCTTGACCTGGGTCGATCCAAAATACACGCTGACCCTTGACTGCTTCTCGCATTTTACGTAACTCAAGCTCAGTCTTAACACCCTTGTGGTCGTTGGCTCCGAGACTAATGATTATAGTTTGAGCAGGTTGGGCAGAAGCTTTGACCAAATAGTCCTTGTTCCATTGCCAACTGTTCCAACCACCCTTTGCATAGCTTACACATTCTTTGCGAGCCATTGCTGTACCTACAGCAATACTATCACCTATAATTAAACACTCAAGCATTTTTAACCTCTTAAAATCTTAATCATACGATGAGCTAAGTCACAAAACCATTGTTCGTCATGACCACGGGTTGTTTCTGCGGCCACACCGATACGTACACCTGATGTTTCAGCAAAGCTACGAGTTTCACCCGGCACACCATTTTTGTTCACAGTAATACCATTTACTTCAAGCTTATCGGCATATTCACGCCCACTCATTTTCTCGTTGCGCAGATCAATCGTAAACATGTGGCATTTAGTGCCGCCACTGACAATATTGATGCCAGAATTAATAAAAGTTTCTGCCATAGCATCAGCATTCAGTCTAATTTGTCTGGCATAATCTTTGAACTCTGGTTGCAGTGCTTCATAGAAACACTGTGCCTTGCCTGCAATGATATGCATTAGTGGGCCTCCCTGTGTGCCTGGAAATACAGCACTGTTAAGTTGTTTTGAAAAACTTAGATCATTCCACAATATCAGACCACCGCGTGGCCCTCGCAGACCTTTGTGCGTTGTAGTAGTGACAATATCTGCATAAGGGAAAGGACTGGGATACTCTCCTCCCACAATTAATCCTGAATAATGAGCCACATCTGATAGTAGCAGTGCTCCAACTGAATCAGCGATCTCACGAAATCTAGCCCAATCAATGATTTGACTATAGGCACTAGCGCCAGCAATAACTAGTTTGGGCCTTGTATCCCATACTAACTGTGCCACTTTATCATAGTCGATAAAACCCTGCGGATCGACCCCGTAACTGTGACTGAAAAACCAGTTGCCGCTGACGTTGACTTTAGCGCCATGACTCAGATGTCCTCCGCTGGCCAAGTCCATGCCCACCACTGTGTCTCCCATGTTCAAGAATGCTTTGAACACTGCTAGGTTGGCATTGGCACCTGAGTGTGGTTGCACATTGGCAAACTCACATCCGAATAGTTTAGTAGCGTATTCGATAGCAATGTTTTCAATTTCGTCTACGTTGGCACAGCCGTTGTAGTAACGCTTACCAGGCAAACCTTCAGCATACTTGTTGGTCAATATGCTACCACATAGCTTCATAACTTCTTCACTAGTATAGTTCTCACTAGCAATAAGTTCAATGGTACTGTTCTGTCTAATGCCTTCGTTGAGAAGGGCTGTATCAATTCTTGGATCAATCATGATGTCCTTTGCTAGCCAATACAATTTTACAAATGTGCTCTAATCTTTCAATATGTTCATAGGCACGCCATGGACTAGTGTCGATTGCCACAACACCATGTCCTTTAATTCCCACAATGTCATAGGCAATATTTCCGTAGTCATCTAGTTTTAATTTTTCAAAACACTGATCGGCAAGCTCTTGACTGATAGGAGGTACATCACCTACGTTTGGTGCTACTTTAGTATACCTATTGAGTTCTGGGAAAGCATCGCTGATTGTGCTCAAATCAATGCCGGCGTGCATGGCTGCAATACAATATGTTGGATGAACGTGTACTACTACTCGTACTTCACCATTGTGTTGTCCCATTTGTTTTTGTAAACCAAAGTGCAGGGGTATTTCTCCACTGGGCTTTAGATTCTTACTAATGTCGGTGTAAGGTAGATCAATCCAGTTCCATCGATCAACTGGTTGAAACATAATACCAATCTTTTTAAACTGATCGGGCTGAAGTGTTTGCTTACGCACACCACTAGGTGTGATGTAAAAATGATCACGGTCGTGATGACGAATGCTTACATTGCCGTCACGACTAGTAATCCAATTGCGCTTATAAGCGTCTACTAAAATATCACAAATTGTTTCTAGCATTTAAATTCCTATTCGTACATCACAGTGCTTGTATCTCCCAAAGCCCATTTAGGATTAGTTTCTACTACATACTTTTTTGTGCATACTTTAAAGTCCGGAAATAGCATTTCTTTTGGATTACTAGCCGCATCTAAGAATATACAACGATTGTTAGGTTGTGCTGCATACTGACCGTTTTCTAACTCAATGAAATTGAAACTTTTATGATCTTCGGGCCATTCTGCATAACTTGTATCGATAATATTCAAATCGGGCGCACTGTGATCTACTGTGAAAAGATAATTACCTTGATAAAAGTTTTTGTCTTTTGAATAAAATTTACAACTGAGATTTCTTAAAAACGCCTTCTGTACAATTGTGAAATCATAGCTAAAGCAATCCCAAATTTGTAGTGTATCTAATTCTAAAAACTTTGTTTTATCTAAATTAGTATTTCTACTAACAAATGCATGTAGTGGTAGTTTATCATATAACGCCCCGTAACGAGGCAAATATGCTTCAATCCTAAACGCTTGACTGCGTAAACTTTTGATACTTACCCAAATACATGGCTCATACTCACCGTGATCCTTTTGAAAATCATAAAGAAACTCACGGCGAATATAACAATGCACCGGTGGCAAATTTGCTACCAAATGAGACATTATAGTGTCTCACCACCTATTGGGCGTGAGCATGGGCACAATTCGCCGGTTTGCAATGCGTCAAGAATACGCAATGTTTCGTCTGGATTACGACCAACGTCCAAGTTGTTAACTGTAACGTGTTGGATAACGTTCTGTGGGTCAACAATGAATGTAGCACGTAGTGCCGCGCCTGCAGGACCGTAGAAGATACCCAATTGACCTGCAAGTGATAATTCATCACGTGCAACGTCTGCGAATGACCATGAGTTTGTTTTCTTCAAGTCCTCATGTGCATTACGCCATGCTAGTTTACAGAACTCATTGTCTGTACTACCGACCAGTAACACAGCATCGCGGTCACTGAAATCACCAACCAACTTATCATATGCCACGATCTCCGTAGGACATACAAAAGTAAAGTCCTTAGGATAGTAAACGATAACTTTCCATTTTCCTTCAAAGCTCTTCTCCGTAATTGTTTCAAATGCATTGTCCGGTACCAATGCTCCTGGCTTAACGCCTGTAACCGCAAAACTTGTAATTTTATCGCCGATTGTTTTCATTGTGTTCTCCTTGTGTGTAATGAATTATTTTTATGACTTGCAATAGGGCAAGTCTCTACAGTATTATAACTGTTATTGTCGATATAGTATAGCCTATATATGATGCTATATTTACTTATTTACCCTTAAATATCCTATCAATGAAATAAGTGCAATCTGTTTCACCGTCAGCAATAAATTCAGTGTGCATATTGTATAGTTCGTTGAATGTTAGCCCATTCTTGTCTATATAATGATGATTTCCAATGCCTTTTTCGATATCGGTTGGGCTAACTTTATGTTGAATCTGTAGTCTACGCTGCACCATTTCTTTACCCACAATAGCATTAGCATAGTGAAATATCATAACGTCTTCTGTAGTGGGCGGCCAATAGTGTCTGCCCACTGGATATTTTATATCATTGTAATTGTGCAGACTTCTACCCTGGTGAGCAACAGGATTATCATAATACGAGATGCCCGTGTTTACTTGCTCCCAAAGTGGTTTAGTTCTATTGAATGTTCCACAGGGATCCCACTTAGTGAATCTTATACCTGGAATAATGTGTTGCTGTCGTTCGGGGCGGTTGTTCATTAAACTTTTTACATTACCAACTAGGAACTCAGCAGTAGTCAATGTTATTCTCCAATCAGGAATCTGACTCTCATAAAACATTACTTCAAAATCACATGCGGCTGCGTCAAAATAAGTATGCATTGAGGGCATTACTTGCCAAGTAGGACATATCTTTTTGCAAATCTCAACTGAATGGTCAGTACTGCCATAATCAATAAGAACGCCATGGTCAAACATCTTTTTGTGATGTTCTAGCCACCATGGCAATAGATGTTCTTCATTGTAGAAATGAGTGAGTACCGTTCTCATTCGTTCGAATCCAATATAACTTGCATTTTAGGAAAGTACTTTACAAAAACAGTGGGCTCGTGATATTTGTCTTTTATACGATTTCTAATTTCGTTAAAGAAATTCCAAGACAATGGAACCCATACTATGTCACGACCTTTAGCTATACGTATGATTGTGTCTAGTGATTCAATCTTGATTTTTCTACCCGGGGTAAGTAAACCTTGTTTCAATGGATTATCATCTACGATATAGTCTAAATCAATCTTGCCAAAGTTTAATAATGTATTGCCCTTCGCTGCGGCGCCATAACCTACGATTAAAGAGCCACTATACCTATTCAATTCATCTTTCAATTCGGTCACAACTCTAATAGCAGTATCAGTAAAATTCTTAACTACTGCTAGTGTTTGTTTAGGTTCTTTATCTATCAACGATTTTGTGTTATCATACTTAGGATCAGTAGTCAACACAAATACATAACTGGTGCCATGTATATCTGTCTTGAATGCATTCTCTAGGTACATACCTAATTGATTTGCTAATGTTCCCATAGACCTGACATTGAAGAAAGATATATGCTCATGGTAGATCGTGTCAAACTGACCATATGCAACCATGTCTGCTTGACTTGTTTGAATGAACAATCTACCAGTGTTAGATAATCTATCCTTGCAAACTCGTAAAAACTCTTTGGGATAAGTGTTGTGCGCAAATACATTTTGAGCAACAATCACATCATATCTATCTGCTCCTAATCTAGCAACTGAATTCTCATTGAAGTAATCACATATTACTGTATGATTCGTGCTGCTTAGTCCATATAAGTTTTGTGCAGGGTCTATACCATATGTTTGATGCCCATACTTCTTAAATGCATCTAACTGTGAGCCATCGTTACATGCAATGTCTAAAACCTTATAAGGTCCTGTAACAGGAATAACATCAGTGACTATTTCAACAAACTTATCAAAATAGTCTTTCAATGTTTGAGTTGTACCGCTGACATAAAGATAGTTCTTGAATAGCAAGTCAGGATTAACGCCGTGGGTCAATTGCAAGTGTGTACAATTGTTGCAGTAGTTAAGTGCAAGTGGATAAAATTCTTCAACTTCTTCTGTATCTTTAAGATAAGAATTTGCTAACGGTTGATCATGTAAATCTAAAACAGTAGTGAGGTTTTCACTACCACAACATAAGCATTTGTCAAGATAAGTAATACTGGAAAGTTCTGTCATTGTCTCTAACATCGAAATTTATATAGTGTCTATTTTGTAATAAACCCATGATTAAGCTATCAATTGTGTCTTTGAATTGAAAATCAGTGGCACTGCAAAACTTTTCAGTGCTCAGTTCAAAATCATACGCTAATGCATCATTGGGTAGTTCTATTATAGTAGAGTTGGTTGCATTTGCAACAGCATTAGCAATTGCACCTACTGTACTATTGAATGATGCTAAATTATACTGACCTGGTGCAACATCAGTATCTATTAACATGTTTAATGCTCTAGTAACATCATTTATACCTAGAATTGCACGACGGATTTGAATGTTCTTTACTTTGACTGTGTTAGATTCAATAGCCGACTTAACCATAGAATTAATCATAAGGTCATTCCGAGTGTTTGGACTAGCACCGTTTACTGTACCAAATCTTAATCCTACAATGTTTTTACCTTCACCGATATACTTGTTAGCGATAAGATCAACTGTGATTTTTTGCAAGTCATAGTGATTCAATACATTGAAATTTATGTCAGAATTTTCATATGAAATGCCCGTTGTCTTACCATAAACACTGGCACTTGAGGCATATATTAGTTTTTGATTAGGCTTTAATTTCTCGCACAAATTTCTAAAGTAATCAACATTGTTTATCCAAGACCTTACTGGACTATATTCACACACAGGGACGCTACTATGCCCTGCTAAACAAACTATAACATCAGATTCAGATGGGTCGAAAGTGTTGTAGTTTTGTCCAGTAGAATAACCTAGATTGGCATTGAACAAACACAGATCCACACTGTGTATTTCATGTGTAGTACCGTGGTAGAACGATGATCCTATGTATCCGTTTCCACCTATCAACAATACTTTCATTCGTCTTCCGCAATCGGCAGTCCATTACTGTGTTTATCTGTAGTCTTTTCAACATCTTGAAACAAACGTTTTTCTTGTGCAGTTCGTTCTTTGAATATCTTACGTGGGTTTCCGCACATCATACAACCCGGTTGTCCACAATCCATTGCATGATGTTTTGCTAAACGATGCGGTTCTTTTATTGCTTTGTCTTTGTTAGATAGACCATGCTGTTTTGCAATTTGTAATTGCTTCCTCACTGCAACTTCATCTTTATACCTGCGCTTAGAGTTTAGAAATTTTGCAAGTTCGTTAGCCATTGTGTTTCTTTCTATAGTCTTCTACTGCTGCCTTTATGGCATCTTCGGCAAGGATCGAGCAGTGGATTTTGACCGGGGGGAGACTGAGTTCTTCCGCGATTTGTGAGTTTCTAATTGTTGCAGCCTGGTCGAGGGTCTTTCCTTTAACCCATTCTGTGACAAGACTTGAGCTAGCAATCGCTGACCCGCACCCATACGTTTTAAATCTAGCATCTGTTATAACTCCTGTAGATTCATCTACTTTAATTTGTAATTTCATTACGTCCCCGCAAGCAGGGGCGCCGACCATTCCAGTTCCTACACTGTCGTCAATCTCAAACTTACCCACATTTCGTGGATTTTCATAGTGGTCAACTACTTGTGCGCTATAAGACATTTCATGATCTCCTTTACTGTATTTAGTAAACGTTAGGATCAGGTTGTATAACTACCCAGCCCAAAGTTAGTAAGTCTGCCCGAATTTCATCTGTTACTTGACTTTCGGGAACATACTTGTTTTTACGATGGTTGTATCCTTCTTGTTGTGCAGGAGTAAGTTCGTTGTATTCTTCATCATTCAATATGTTAGTGATTCCAGAACAATACCAATTGATGTAGTCACCCTCTTCACGCATGTTAGCGATTATGCCGCCAGCACTGCGCCAACTAGCACTCCATGTTTGACCTTGTAATAATGGCCATACATCATTCTTTGTGAAATCGTTATTGCAGATTGCGGCATACAAGTTTTGTGCGTATACTTCACTAGCTTTCGCTTTGTCGCAAATCCACTTACAAGAACGAAGGTCATACTCCATATTGTTCTTACGCCATTCGTCAGTTTGTTCTAACTCGCGGCGTTGTTCTTCCCAAGATTTGTAGAAGTCGATCATGCCTTCAGCATCTTCGGCTGTTGTAGTACCTTCTTCTACTTGCTTGAGTTTGTTCTGAATATGAAATGTTCCTCGTTCTGGACTAGAGTTCATGATTTAGAATAGATTTATTTCTTCCCAAGGAAGATTTGGTTTACCAAAATGACCGTAGTTAGTGGTTTTACTATATATGGGCCTAAATAAATCAAAACGATCAATGATACCTTTAGGCGTCAAATCAACATTATCTTGAACCCACTTTGTCAAGTCTCGACCTTGTGCCGCATCCGCTGTTTCAATGTAAAAGCTCATAGGTTGTGCTAAGCCAATTGCATAACTAATTTGCACAGTTGCCCAATCTGCTTTGCCGCTAGCTACGATGTTCTTAGCAATGTAACGCATCATATAGGCCGCTGATCTATCCACTTTCGTAGGATCTTTACCACTGAATGCGCCGCCACCATGAGGGCTATAACCACCGTAAGTGTCTACAATGATTTTGCGACCAGTGAGCCCAGTATCACCATCAGGACCACCAATAACGAAACGACCAGTAGGATTAATAAAAAATTCAGTATCATTGTCTAGATATTCTCTAGGTAAGATTGCACGAATAACTTCTTTGATTGCTACACGTAATGCGTTGATATCAACATCATCAGTGTGTTGAGTAGAGCAAACAACTTTGGCAATACGTTTTGGTTTGCCGTTATCATCATATTCAAATGTTACTTGACTCTTAGCGTCAGGACCTAAGCAAGTCATCGTGCCATTCTTGCGCAATTCTGTTAGTTTTTCAACGATACGATGCGACCAATAGATAGCACTTGGCATGTAACTCTCAGTCTCGGCGCAAGCGTATCCAAACATTAAACCCTGATCTCCTGCACCAAAGTTATCTGTACCTAAAGCAATGTCAGCACTTTGACCGTGCAATAGGTTAGTAACTTTTAATTTTCTCCAATCGAATCCTTCTTGTTCATAGCCAATAAGTTTTACAACTCGGCGAATCGCACTATCAACTTGAAGATCGTGTAATGCACCCTTGTACTCACCTGCGACAACAACATGATTGGTGGTAACCAATGTTTCACATGCACATCTCTGTGCAGGATCTCGGCTTTCCATAATCAAATCTAAAATAGCATCACTAATAGCGTCTGCTACTTTGTCTGGATGTCCCTCGCTCACACTTTCACTTGTAAATAAATAACTCATACTTTTCCTTAGTGAAGTATTTACTGATGGTTAGATCACTTGAAAAATATCAATGCCATTGCAGTTGCTTGCAACAAGAAACCTACACCAATCGTAATGATGTTAAGCAAATCTCTGGTCAACACTGCTTTGAAGAACAATAAGCCAAGCGTAGTCCAAATCATCAGCACTAGATCCACTGCAGGTGGTTTATCAGTTAAGCCGGTCATTAGAGCAAAAAATGACGGGATAGTTGCACAATGTAGTGAAATGTTCGCTAGCCACCCTAGGGTTTCTGCTGACATTTTACCCAATTTGTTAGCAAAAAAGTCTTTGATATATTCTATTGTTTGAAGCATGTAGCTCATGATCGTACCTTTGTTTTGTAAAAAATGTGAGTTCCCACTTTAGTAATACGCTCATGCGGCCAGCGTGGGTTTACATAATCCGCATGATAAAAGAGAGCATCCTGTAAAGAATCCAATCTAAAACCTTCTAACAAGACCTTCTTAGCGACTGCATAGCTATCAGCATATGAATCTTTATTGATAGGTCTTGTTCTATGTGCGCTGTCACAGTACCAACTAAATTGGCATACTACTTTTTCCATGACAACATTCTTTTGATAAACTACTCCGCATACACCTGTACCAAATCGACCATCATCAACTCGGTTCAATGTTACTTGAGCTACTGCAACTTTACCTTCGAATGGTTCATTGCCTGCTTCTCGGTAAATGTTTAGAGCCAAACATTCTAGTATTCTGTCTACATTCTTTATGTTTACATATGACTTATGTTCTTTGGCGATTCCTAAAATTCCCCCTGCGTTTGTAGTACTCTGTAGTTTATACGTAGTAACTACATTTACTATTAATAAAATAAAAAACAGACCCAAAAGCCTATTAAATGTTTTTATAGTTGTTTCCATTTTCAACTTCCTTTCTTAAAAGATACCTAGAGTAGGTAAAAATACTTAGATGCTACAAGTATAGCACCAAAACGAATTTGTATCAACAAAAACGGTTAATTAGTCTATCCAGCAGTCACAATTGCACTTCACGACTTCATTTATAGCTTCCTGTACGTTTAAGGTAGATGGTAATAATACGGAAGATGTATATGCTGTGTTTAATGTCGCGGGTAACAAGTTTGATTCTTGTGATCCGGCAAGACTTCCTGGAAATTCCGGTGCGCCGGTGTCCAGTGGGCTAGCATCACCAGTTGGTATTCTTGTCCCTGTTTTGAATATACCAATCGGTTGTAGGTTGTTAGCGAATTTATCATCTGGTGAAAAGTTCTCTGTTGTCCCTGTTTGTAATGAGTTAGGGTCTGCGGCTGATGAGCCGAATAATGCAGGTCCTGTGCCATTGTTGTTTGGCCCTAATAAGCTAGTATTATTGGGGTCTGCTGTACTTGATTGAACCAATGTGCCAATTGCTGGAACTTCGTTTATTGCAGTGACACTGGCTGTCTTCATGAATAGGTTTGTGTTTGGATCAAAGTAACCTTGAGGACTAGGCGATGTCACATTACCAGTTTCATTATCAATTTGTAACATTAAGCTAGGCAAAGTAAACATAGTAGTTGGTGCAGTAGAATCACCGTTTATGCCATTCACTGATACACCGGCTTTTGATGTAGGGGTAGTTCCATTAGAAATTAAAACAGGTGCGACTGCAGGATTAGGTTGATCGGGAATAGAGGTATCGCTTGTTATACCAAGTTCTTGCAACTTTACTTGATTTCTGATTTGTCTACCCAATGCAATAATACTTTGGCCGCCGATAATAGCTAGATTAGCAATTGCTTCTAGTGTCTGACCATACATATGAGGATATGTGTTAGTCGTAAAATTAGTCATAGAATCAACGAATGTTATCTGAGATGTTGGACTTAGATTTAACCAAGTATCTCTAATCTCAGCAACTGGTGAAATTCCATGATATCTAGCTCTTTGCTCAACTAATAATTGATTGCCAAACACATTATATACTGTGTTTAGTTTATTAATATCTGTTACTTTGGTTGTGCTTATTGAAGTAATCTCATCGTTAGCTTGTGTAATATATGCACTAACTACAGTGTTCATTCCAGGCCAGCCTGCAGTACCACTTGCTGTATTTGTTCCACCTGTTGCGATACTGCCATCAACTGCTACTGCTAATGTTGCAGTAGGAGGACATTGTATTATTGCAGTAGGTATAGTTCCAGTAGGAGTTCCTGCTGATGTTAATGTAACAGATGTGACTCTACCAAAAGTAGATATATTAGTAGGATCAGTTCCAATGGTACATGTTGCAGTTGCTCCCGAACCACCTGCTATAGCAATAGTTGGTGCTGCCGAAGTACCTCTACCATATCCACCGCCTGCATCAGTTATTGTCACACCAGTTATAGTGTAGGTAGGACCGGCTGCGGTGGTATATTGAACAGATAGTGTGGCACCTTCCCATGTAGTGGCAAGATACAATTGATTATAGATGTTAGATAACTTAGTCGTCTGGGCTGCAAGTATGTTCTTTTGTAGTTCATTCCAACTATAAGGTAGCCCTGACATACATCCAAAGAAATCGCTCATTGTATAAGTGCCTTCTGGACCGCTACCTAATGCGACTTTATCATAAGTTTGCTGTGCAAGTGTTGTGTTGGTTGGAACATCAGTACCATTAACTAAATTCAAACCTACGTTACTTACTTCTATTGATGCAGCCACTTGTGCAAATTTTTCAAAGCTAATATTTCTGATGTTAGGGATTTGAAGCATACTGAATGCAAATGCACCTGATGCTACACCAATGTCATCAGGTACCGCTTCTTGTAAGTATGAATTAAACCCAATAGGTAATATTTGAATGTTTGTTGTTATGTTGCCTATTGGTGGAGTACCAAACGGAGTGTTAGTTCCTATTTGTTTCGTTAAGTTAGGATTATTCAACCTAGAACTTACACCACCTTCTTCATATATAGGATAATACGTTTTGCTATTAGTAGGATTAGCAGTCGTGTTATACATCGGAACTGTCATTGATGCGTAACTGTTAGGGAACATCTTCTTCACATCTAACAAATCTGCTAGTGTTGTTAGACCTTTTGTTTTACAATTTAATGGAACTACAATGTCTATTAAGTCTATACCTACTATAACTAAAAACGAACCGTATATCTGTTGTTCTTGTTGTTTTGTTACTGAAGTTATCTCACCTGAAGCGATACCCAATGCCTCATCAGGCGTCATGCCGGCTGACAATAACGCTAATGTCAATGACTGTGTTAATGCGTTGTACTTGTATATTGATTGCAACAAGGTAGAAGGTAAACCAAACTTATTAAGCTTACTCAAGTCTATGACTTTACCCAATGTGACACAATCACGCCCAAATGTTGCTGTTGATAAATTCACACCAGTGATATCACCACTAGTGAGGTCGTTCATGTTACTGTATGTGCCTTTTAAGAAAGTAATGCTTCTACCTGCAATATTTATAAAAGGGTTATTAGATTCGATAAAGCCCTGTGCATTCATAAATGAACTTACAAAGTCTTTATACTCTACAGTGGAGCTACTTGGAATGCCGTTCCAGTTATATTCGTTCCATGCTTGTAATGCATAGTTGCGCAAGAATCCCCATTGAGTCACTGAGCCGTTTGCGTTAGTTAAGTCGTAGGGTAACCAACTAGCTTCTTGACCTTGACCTTCATCGTTATTTGGATAGTCAGGGTTTACATCATTAGCGTACCCACTAGTCGCCGGTGTTCCGTTATCAGTCCACAAACTGCTAGGATCAGTTGCAGCATATGTAGGTGGTTTACTATTTCCTAATGCTGGACATACATCAATACCTATGCTAATCAAATCATCGTAGACTGATGTACCTGCGGGTGTCGTAGTTACTTGGCCCCTAGTATATGCATCATTAATTGCATATGTTAAAAGATTCAAACATGTATTAGCAACTACTGTGCCGGGAGTGTAAGTTGCGTTTACTTTACTTACACCCATATAGGATGCTGCCACGGGATTTATCTGAAATCCAGTGTTGTTGATTAGTGATCCAATTGCGTTAACGCCTAGAGGAGATTGTTTAGGTGAGGTCATGGGCAAAACACATCAGGGCTTCCTTGTGCGATGCTATGTCCGCATGAGTTACCTGATCCTACTCTTAACACCGGGACACCCTCTGCAAATACTGTAGGGCTTCCTTGAGTTGTTGTAGCAGCATTGTGAGGAGGATGGGGTCTTCCAAAAGGAGAGTGTGGAGTTATTTGACTCACATGCAATCCTACTGGAATTCCATTGGCAAAAACAGTGCCGGAACCGCGCATTATTGCGCCGCCTGCATTATTTTGGTCACCTTTTCTGCTAAGTTGTGGCATATTATCCCTTGTTTATATAGTATTTATTATAAATAATAGTGTAGTCCACGAGAATCTGACCTCCCCGACTACTCTAACTGCTATTCATTAATGCGATATCACTTTGAGTATTGCAAACATAAACCCACTTAAAAACATCAACCGAGGATTAATTTCTTGTCTGGTACTTTAATACCAGTGGTCGCTTCCAAATATTTTAATTTGATGCTATCATCTGTCTCTGCATAGATAGCAACGCTATTAGTATTTAGTCTAAAAATACCCTTTGGTTCTGCGGTGAATACGCTAGGAATCATTTGCATACCCTGTTGTGTAGGCGCAATAGAAACGGGTTCTTCTAAGTGAATCCAATCATCACCTGATTGAACTACTTTTGCGATAAGTTCTTCACCTGAATTCAGTTTTAGTGTGTATACTTGATTGTTTTGTAGTGCTATTTGCATTAGTTGCTTTCTGTTAATTTTTGTTTGAGTTCGGTAAAACCACCGATTAGTTGTCCGTCTAAAAAGATTTGAGGTACTGTTCGTGCAGTTGGTACTGCATCCAGTAAATCTTCTTTTGTATAACCGTCTCCAATTTTCTTTTCTTCGAATTCGATTCCTTTTTGTTTTAATAATGCCTTTGCTTGGTCGCAATAAGGGCAGTGATACTTACTCCATACTATGGCTTTCATATTATCTCCTTTTATTTTGTAGTTATTTGAATATTGCTCACACTCCAATATGAACTAGTGTTGTTGCATAATGCTCCCCAACCACAACTTCCATTCCACCATGGTGCGGAGCTAGGACCTGTAGGACTATAACCTTGCCAGAACGAGATTACAGGCCAATAACCATTTTTCATTGAAGTTGTTAGATCGGTCATGTCTAGTGTTTTACTGCCTTCGGCGCCAGCAGTAGACGAATCATATACTACAACACTAACTGATCCTTGTTGATATGTCACAACCATTTTAGGTGTATCATATGTAAAGGTTGCAACCATATCGAATGGCTTGCTCATGTCAATGCCAGTAATGTCATGCAATCCATTAGCAGGATCATTCTTCATGTTTGCACTAGTAAAGCAACTATTATTGAGTGCTGTGTTAGCGTAAGAATACGCATATTTTTGTGGTGCAGAACTCCCGCCATCACCTAAATGCATAGTAGTTTGAAACAATTTGTTACCATTAGTTTCCATGAAATCAATTTCTCTACAGTTCCATTGATTGCCATTGCCGCCGGAGTCACAATAATTACTACCAATTGGTTGTGTCGTTGGCTGTACAGGATTTGATACCATGTATATACTGGCGTTAACATAGTTGTTTGACAACTTGCTTAAATCTACTGTAGCTCTGAACTCAGTAATGTTACTATAACTTTGTGTAGATACAATTCTACCTGCTTGGCATTGCGTACCTGAACCAAATGTTACAGAGTTACCACTGATGATTGGAGCACCACCTGATGTACAATTTGCACTATAATCTAATACAAATGCCGGTGCGGATGATACTGTTTTTGGGGCTTCAGTTGTTTTAGTACAAGCTGATAATACTAATAAACTTAGTATAACTAATAATTTTTTCATTTTTTTCCTTTTTAAATATTTGGTAGATCATCGTAGTTAACTGAATCACTCATTACGCCGATAACATAGTTTGTTGATTCGTTTTCTTGTAATGCTGTTTGTTTTTTGCTAGTGTCAGAATGTTTGTTGAACCATGGAATTGGAGTAGACTTTGGACTAGGATTCCAATACTTAATACCAATTTCTTTCAATGCACTTGATGCAGTGTAATCAACAAAGTCTTTTAGAATGTTTGCATTGAGACCAATGACAGGACCGAACTTGAATAGATAGTCTGCCCACTCTTTTTCTTCTCTGATTACATCAGTGTAAATTTGATTTACTTCTGCCTTACATTCTTCTGCAACTTTAGCAAAACGTTGATCCTCTTTAACAACTTGGTTAATCAAGTATGCAGTCCATGCTTTGTGCAACAACTCATCTTGTAAAATCAAACTAATGATGTTTCCATTACCAATGAAGATTTTGTTTTCAACCATCGCTAAACTTGTAGCAAAACTTACCATGAATCTAAATGCTTCTAATGCGTAACTAGCATGTAATGCCAAATAGATTGCTTTAATGTGTTCGTGTTCTGTTACTGCTTCGCCAATTTCTTTACGACAGTTGATAAGGTGCAAGGTATCATAGTACAAGCCAATGCTTGATGCCATACTAATGATAGGTTGTGTGTCATGTATTGTGTTGAATACATCTTTTGGTACATTGTAGATGTTACGAATGATGTGACTGTATGACTTGCTATGAATATTTGTTTCAAAGAATCCCCAGTTGTACATCAATGCTTCGACTTCAGGCAAGCTACACACAGGAGTAAACACTTGTGTAGGGCCTCGTCCTTGCAAGCTATCTAATGCTGTTTGTCGTAGTAGGTTACTAGTGAAGATGTGCTTGACGGCATCACTTGCTTCTTTGAAGTCATTGCTATCTTTTGTTAAGCTGACTTCTTCTGGTTGCCAAAAGAAACCACGAGCAGTCGCATCGTAGTCAGCAATTTTTTTGTACTTGACTTCTTCAAATCGCTGAATTGTTACAGGACCTTCTGGATCCAAAAACATTTTACGTGATAGATAGTCTGTCTTTTTGCTTAGGTTGTATTGTTGTTTACTCATGATTGTAGTTATTATAATATAATTTTCTAGGGCCGTCAATTTTTACATCAAAGAACCCAGTGTTATCCCACTTGCCTGTCTTGATTCGCTTGAACATCATGTTAGCAAAGAACAAGTTAAACTCAGGAACTAAATGCCCGCATAGTTTATCTGTTTCCATTGCATTGAAGTTATCTGGGCTGATGTCAAATAAATCAAGCTGTCGTATCCACATTGTATGCATATGATTCAATGTTTTGTCTAGTTTATATTTTTTATATCTAGTATCGCTGAACGAGTCAGAAAAGCAAGGATAGAAAATCGTGTTAGTATTCATCGATTCCATTTTGTCCAACATTAATTCAGCCATATCGATATTGTATTGCCCATCCACTACTCTAAACCAAGCTGCAAGATCATCCAATCTTGAATTATCATTTTCTGACAATTCATCCTTCCATGTTTCTTTGAAGGAGTGCACCTGTGATTCACAAGTAAAGGGCCAATCTCTTCCGTTATGTATCGACAGTGACAAACAGGTAGGGAACCTGTTTAAACTAGTGACTAGAAAAATGTTCAAATCATTGAGATGGGCAGACTCTGTGAATTTTTTATACGAGTAGTACAGCGATGAGCCACCCAACCCATGATGGGTGATCTTTGGCTCTATGTGTCTCAAATCAGAATTTGAGTCATGTTTAAGTAACCATACTAATTGGTTGTACCAATTAGTAGGGACATCAAACCGTCCATTAGGTGTAGTATAACTATCACCGTATATGCCTATCTTCATAGCTTGCAATTCTCGCAGTCTTCTACATCGTCAAAGTCTATGACTTCCAGTGGACCCGATGTTTCTTCTGCTTTGCTACCAGCCTTATTAATCAGCGAGTAATAGAATGTCTTAATGCCCCACATGTGAGATTGCATTAGATTCTTTGCAATTAGAGTAGTAGGTACTTTTCTATCTGCAAAGTGCGCAGGGTTGTAGAAGGTGTTAGTAGATATTGACTGGTCAACATATGCTTGAATAACTGCGGCAGTTTTCAAGTATGCATCGCAATCTTTCTGTTCCCACATCATCTGATACTTGTTCTTCAACTTGTGATATTCAGGAACAACTTGAACGAAAGATCCTGCTTTACTTTCTTTTACGCTAATCAAACTCATTGGCATTTCAATACCATTAGTAGAATTAATTACAACACTTGACGATTCTACCGGAGCTACTGCCATTTGAGTAGCATTACGGACTCCACATGAGCGCATCATTCCACGTAGACCTTCCCAGTTAAGTTCTGGTTTAAAGTCTGCTAGTTCGTTCACGCCATTTGCTCTACGCTCCCAAGGGAAGATTCCTTGACCATACAATGTTTTATCACTATCTACACACCTACCTCGTTCTTGTGCTAATTCAACACTAGATTCAGTCAAGTAATATGCTTGATGTTCTATCCAAGTTTTAACTTCTTGTAATGAATCTTTCTCACCGTATTTAAGGCTACGTTTAGCATGCCAGTACGCTAAGTTTGTTATGCCAATGCCCAATGGGCGAATCTCGTCATTACTTAGTTTACTTTGAATACTCAAAAAGTCCTGATAATCGAGGATATTGTTAAGACTGCGGTGAAGAATACGGCAAGCCCTACGCATATCTTCTGGATTACGGAAAGCTCCCCAGTTAATACTACCCAATGTACATAATGCAATGCGACCATTAGGATCATCAAGACGTTTAAAAGACTTAGTAGGAAGTAGAATTTCACAACAAAGGTTACTCTGGTAAATAGTATGATACTCTGGATCAAATGGACCTTGATTCATCACGTTGTCAATGAATACTAGATAGATACGACCAGTGTCAGTGCGTTCTTTTAAGATTCCTCCCTTAAAGACTTCTTCCGCAGACATAGTTTTTTTACGTAAATCTTTGCGTTTCTCATACTTGACATACAGTTCTTCAAACAGTTTGGTGTTAGAGTAAAAGGCTTCGTATAGATCCGGCACTTCGTTGGGATCAAAGAATGTTATGTTTTCTTTGTTTTTAAATCGTCTGAAGAAGAAGGCACTAAGCACAACCCCATAATCCATATGACGGACTCGGGTTTCTTCTGTTCCTTGGTTGTTCTTAAGGACAATAAGATCATCAAACTGATGATGCCAAATAGGATAAAAAACTGTAGCACTAGCATTACGAATACCTCCTTGACTGCAACTACGCAGATCACCAAACCACTTTTTCAAGAAGGGTATCATGCCAGTATGCATAATTTCACCACCGCGGATGGGACTGCCCAATGGGCGCAAACGACCTATCTCCAAACCAATGCCAGCACGTTTACTGGCATACTTTGCCATCATCTCACCGCTAGCAAATATACTATCCAGATCATCATCGCTCCTGATAAGCACACAACTACTAAATTGTTTTGTCGGAGTGCCAAGACCAGCAAGAACAGGTGTAGCAAGAGTAAAAAGACCATCACTAGCAGCATTGTAATATTCCTTGATGTAACGCATTCTTGCGCTGTTGGGTTCTTCTTTATGAAACACAGTTGCTGCCGCAATCATATAACGAACTTGAGGTGTTTCGTATGTTTGCTTCGTACTACGATTCTTTACTAGATATTTTTCAATCAGTTGCTCAATGGCGGCATAACTATAACTTTCGTCTTTAGAATGGTCAAGAACATCATTCATCTTGTTCCAATCTTCTTCAGTATACCAGTCGAGAAGCTCACTAGTATAAAGGCCGGTGGCTACATTTGTCTTGACGATCTCGTAAAGGTGGGGAGGCTCATAGTCGCCATATACATCTTTGCGCAACATACTAAGTCGTTGCTTGCCTGCTACATATTGATAATTAGTGTGGCCTAAGTCAGGATTTGACTCTACATCAATCAAATCTACAATAGCCCTTAAGGTGATTTCATCGATTTCTTGTGTAGTGATGCCATCGTAAAAGTGTGGTTGAGCTTTGATTTCGATCATTGATTGACTTACATCAGCTATTCCTGTGCATATTTTTGCGATTTGTGCTTGCCATTTTTCAATCGTAAGTAGTTCTTTTTCACCCGACCGTTTTATTACATATATCTTCATTTTAACCCTATTTTTTTAATTATTGGCAAGGTGTCAAGTTCTTTGACAACTTTAAAATCTTGTAGATTGTTATTTACTACCGTATTCGGCCAGTAATTAAGTATATATTTTGCGTGATCCACTAGTATAAGTGTCACATCTTCACTATTATAGTCTTTTGCTTGGACAAAAGCAATGTCTCGTATACCCAACAAATATAGTGTGTAAAACATACCCAAACCACGGGCTATAGGGCAGTAGTGATTTTCAGAGATCAATTCCCATGGATTAGGCCATTCATCTACTAAATCAGGATGTAGATAGTGATTAACTAATGGTGTTGATTGCCACCATTTGTCTACTTCTATACACTGCATTTTAATGTCTTTGTCTTCCAAAGACATTCTCATACGATACCACTGTTTAAAAATTGTATCATATGAATTTTGAAACAAATTTTCCATTATAGTGTGTCTACGCCAAACTTCTTTAATGCGTCAATTACTACATCAGGAGTAACAAAAGCTTCTTCGATAAACTCTGCTTGCTCCCAAATCCAAAACTGTTTTTCTCTTAGGTATTTTCTATCTTTGAGCAAGTTAATATTTTCAGGGTGACCAAAAATATTAGGATCAGACTGCCCAAACACAACTATTCCCGGTTTACCTAAATCCCAGCAAAAGTGTTGTATGAAGCTATCGCAACTTAGCCAAGTCTTGCATTCTTTAACAAGCTTCTCTAGTTCATATAGAGGTAGATTCTTTCTAAAGTCAGATACTAACTGTGTTTCCCCATCAACACCTACTTGAATTACTGGTTCATTAACGTGTTTAAGTACTTCTTCCCAATAGGGATAATTCTTAGGGTGTTTAGCACCATTACGCATAAACTTAGAATAGGGTGAAATTATAATCATTTTGTTGCTTCAAGATTTAAAAATATATGTTTTGTGTCAGGTCTTACATAACTAGAGTTTGGTTCGCATCTAACTAAGTTTTGAAAACCAGCCCAAGTCATAGTCTTTTGTAGTTCAAACTCAGTGTAAAGAAATTTATGAATCAATCCAGGATTAATCCAACCAGTTGAAAATAAATGTCCGTATAGATTCCATCTTCCATCTTGATCGGCTTTGATGAATTCTTTACATGACTCTAAAAAATCAGGAGTTTCAATCTTTATCTTAGCGCCTGGCTTTAATACTCTATTCCATTCTTTCAATACATCATGTGCATGTAGGTAATCAAAGTGTTCAATTACATGATATGCTCTGATTTCATCTACTGAATTATCCATATAAGGCAATTTAGCAATATCGTATCGTTCATCCGCACGTTCGGCATATAAGTCTATGTTAATAAACCCATCAATGTAATCACCGCCGCAGCCTAAATTTAACTTAATCATAAAGACACATTATAAAACTTTTTGTAGGCATCTTCAAGCGAGCCTTTCCAATTCCAACGATCCATATGTGCATAAACGTTGTATTCGGTTATCTCTCCAAATAATGCTTGTGCTTCGGCAATACTACGTCCAGGAATGATTTCTGGATAGCAAGTAAAGAGCACAGGATTCTTAATGTGCGGGAGAACCTTCTTAAAAACAATATGGTCACCCATACCACAGTCTAAGATAACAATAGTTTGATCCTTGAAATTCATTATGTTTTGAAAGATGCGTTCGTCATGCTCAAACATAGCATGTACACCATCTCTAATGCCACCAACTTTGTTCTTCAAATGCCAAGTAATAGCATCAGGTACAACATAGTTTTTGTAACCTTTCTTAATCAAGTCATAGGTAAACAATGTTTCTTCTCTGTGTGCGATACGTGATAGACTCAAGCAATAGTCAGCTACACCTGCTCTATATAAGAATGAACAGTGTAGGTGATCTACTTCTTTCTTTTGATTGATTCGACCCCATTGTAAGTTAGGCTCACTGTATATATTATCAATTTTGCCGGTAGCGTTCACTTCACCCATGCTAGGTGGTGTCAATACAGACCCGCCAACTGCACCAACATTTTCTTCTGAGGTTGCATGTCTATATAATGTTTCTAACACATTACTTTCAGCAACCGTGTCATCATCTAAACGCCACACCCACTTAAATCCCATGTGATTGGCTCGTTGGTGATTGTGATGTTGACCTTTCTTTTCAGCGTATAGCCATTCCCAAGATATTCCGCATTCACTAAGCATTTGTAACAAATAATTATAGTGTTGTATTTCACGAATATCTTTAGGTTCATCATTATCATCTTGAATGATAATGTGATCTGGTCTTTTGGTCTGTGTGATCACAGATGAAATTGCCATTGGCAATGTAGTGTCATATCTACCTTTGGTAGAAATTGAGCATAATATTTCTTTGTTCATTTTTTCCAATGTTGATTAACGAAGGGTGCTTCACGATAATTGACTGGCTGTCCATTAGCGTCCCAATCCCAATAATAAATTTGCACAGAATCTAGTCTAGTGAATCCAAACTCAATTAACTTCTGTTCAAGAATATCTTTTCCTTTATGCTTAGGATGCAAGTCAGTATGTATCTCTAGCATAATTTCATTGATGCGAACCATATCTTTTTCGTCAGCATTCATGATAACATCATATTCTCCGCCCTCACAGTCAAGCTTTAATAGAATATCATGCCCTGCAATTTGACCCATGAGTTGAGAGAATGTAGCAGTTTCGACAACTTCATAGTTATCAGATACATTATACATGCTGTTTGCACCTGCGTTAGAGTTAAGACTTACTGGTAAAAACTCATTACCTTTTTCTGCTATGATTCGTTTGTGAGTTGTTATATTCTTCATTTGCATTCTATGAATGTTACGTAAGAAAGTATTGTAGGATGCGCTAATTGGTTCAACTGATATAACTTGCTTTGCACCTAGTGCGGCTGCATACAATGAGAATGCACCAATGTTTGCACCAATGTCAACTACTAGTCTATCTTTAACTTTTTCTTTAGTTAAGTGATATTGGTTAGCCTCAATAACTTCACGATACATTGCAGGGTCTTGTTCATTCAAAAATTTTAATGATTCTTCAATTGTTATTTCTTCTTTATCCCATATACATAACATCAGATTGATGTTCTCTTTATCTCCGCGATTGTGAGGCGTGTCACGTAATGTGCCGTCGGGTGCAATAAACTTGAACTTAAATCCAGGGAAGAAAGACTCATCTAGATTGTGTATCTTGTGATGCGGGCCCCATAGTCCAGGTGTTTCGAGCATAGGGACAGTAATCATTAAACGTTTACAGTGCTTCTTTAGTTTTTCCACGATTGCCAATCCATTATCTAAGTGTTCGATAACTTCAAACGCTATGATAGTATCATATTGGCCCAATTCATACGTGTTGATATCACCGTGTACGAACGTAACATTATCACGCCATTGTTGGTCACGTGCTACTGGGATGATGCGCTTATCATAGTCTAGTCCAGTATACTCAATACCCTCAGGTAAGAACTGTAATCCGTATCCACTAGAGCAACCTAACTCAAACACATTGTTTCCTAGAATGTTTTGTGCGGCCCAACTGTAGCGTGTAATTTCACGTGGCGCAATCTCATCACCTTTAAAGAACACAGCACGTTCCCAATAGTTACTTAGTCGCCACTGATACCAATGTGGGTTGTACTTTCTAGCAAGAGTCAATGAATTTGTTAGGAAGATATCTTCCCATTCAGGAACAAGTTCTTTGTCATGCACAGTGCCTTCACCTAAATGATAGATAGGGAAGTCACCGCAATACATGCCAACCGCTGCATTCCATTCTTTATCCACACACTCAAGTACTTGGAAACCGGCTCGTTCGCATTCAATACTAAACTCAGTATCTTCTCCACCGCCTGCACCATAGTCTAAACTCAATAATCCAATCTTGTCAAATACTCTACGATGGATCATTACACAGAAGAAGATAGCAAAGTCATGACCGGCTGGTTCTGATTCACTCTTAATCAAACAACTGATACCTGCTTTTTCGTTACCTATAAACACTGACTCTAATTGTGTTAGCCAACGATTCTTTTCTTGTGGCAACAACACAGTGTCATTGTTTAATAGTACAATTAGGTCAGTAGTTGCAACTTCAATACCTGCGTTACATGCTCGTGAATATCCTAAAGCTGCATCGTTCCAAACAACTTTTAAGTTTTCGCTTATGCCCAACAATGCATAATGACTTTGAAGTTCAGTTACATATGCTAATGTTTCGTCTTTGCACCCATTTGCGCTTATGATAAGTTCGATGTTGGTTACATCTGTGTACTTGAATATTGATTCGACACATGGCTTTAGTAAATCATTACAATGATTGTATGTGGGTATGACTATGCTATATTTCATTTTTACCTTTAGACTGTATGTTTGTAGGCTTCGTACCAAGCCATGTTGTATTTTTGTGCTAGCTTCAATTCGTTGATTCTGAATGTGCGCTCCCAATCACTGACTAGTTCAGGATTGTGTACTGTGCCTTCGCCTTGATGCCATAATGGGAATGTTCCTACATGTATATTAGCTTCGTTGCTCCATACTAGGGGAACAGGTTGAACTACCTCATACCCTAAAAGCTGTGCGGCTGCACAGAAGTCAATATCTTCGTTGCCACCCTTTTCATAACGCTCATCCAAGTAACCTACTTTGTTCAGTACTTCTCTAGGGAACATCACACAGAAGAATACGCCAAAGTCCATGTTAGTAATAGGGGAATGTTTCTTTAATGAGCAAGAGATACCGCATTTGGGATTATCTTCGAATGCACTATTTAATAGTCGTAGCCAATCACCCCTGTGCTGACCAAGAAGAATAGCATCATTGTTTAGCATGACAAGTTTGTCACAAGTTGATACACGAATTCCGGCGTTTGTTGCTCTTGCGTATCCAAGCGCATCTTTATTCCATACAATCTTTAAGTGGTCTGATAGACCTAGATAGTCAAAGCTAGCTTTTAGTTTGTCCAAATATTCAGATGTGTTGTCTGTGCAACCATTGGCACTTATAATAAGTTCAATGTCAGTTAGATGAGAGTATTTTAACAGTGCTTCTATACACGGTTTTAAGAATTTGTCGCAATTGTTGTAGGTAGGTATAACGATACTATATTTCATTTAATGTCCCTTCTACTATATATGACTTTATAGAAGGGACATTAAATTTTATGCGTAAGTAGCGTTCAATGTATACCAGTTTGTAGCATTCATCGCAATAAATTCTACACATCCACCAACTGGTAGTGAGTAAGCAACGTTAACTGCGGCAGCATTGATAGAATCTGATGTATTTGGATACACGCTCAGTGCATTTGCGCCGCCGTTTCTCACAATAACCCGTAACCCTGCGTCTGCTGTCGGTAGTAAAACACCAGTACTTGCACCAACTGTGGTAACGTTGTTGATAGCTGTTACTATAACAGTAGCTGTACCTTGAGTAGCTCCGGCAGCGGTTATTGCATCAGTTGTACCAAAATCAAAATAAGTAGAACTTAACACTCCGGTACTAGCATTAAAAGTTAATCTAGTAGTGGTAGCTTTTGCTGTTTGATTAGAACCAGTAGCACCAACCATGACAGGATATAATGCAGCAGTTGCTACATCTTGTGCCGCATTAATTGTAGTGCTAGGACCTGCTTGTCCTGAAGTTCCACTCCAACCTGAAGTTCCACTCCAACCTGATCTACCACTTGCCCCACTCCAACCTGAAGTTCCACTCCAACCTGAAGTTCCACTCCAACCTGATCTACCACTTGCCCCACTCCAACCTGATGTTCCGCTGATGCCTGACACGCCTGACCATCCACTTGTACCACTGATACCTGATGTTCCGCTTATACCTGTTGTACCTGACCATCCACTTGTACCACTGATACCTGATGTTCCGCTTATACCCGATGTACCACTGATACCAGTAGTACCACTCCAGCCTGATGTACCACTAAAGCCTGATCTTCCACTGATACCAGTAGTACCTGAGATACCTGAGGTACCACTAACACCCGAAATACCTGTAGTACCTGACCAACCTGATGTTCCACTAAAGCCTGATGTACCACTGACACCAGTAGTACCACTATATCCACTTACACCGGTTATGCCGCTAAAGCCTGATATACCACTAAAGCCTGATCTTCCACTGATACCAGTAGTACCTGACTGTCCACTAACACCTGATGTACCTGAAGTTCCACTGAATCCTGATGTACCACTAAATCCACTAGTACCTGATAATCCAGATGTACCAGATGTACCTGAAGTTCCACTGAATCCACTAGTACCTGATAATCCAGAGGT